TCGGATGAGAGTGTTTTGGCTGCTATAGAGCTTGTGAAGCTTGCTCGAAATTGGAATGTGTCTGATGAGGTTGAATCGCAATATCGTTGGGATAACTATCTTGGTAACTAGTCCGGAAAGATCGAGCGAGTCTCTGTGGCATACAGAGGCTCGTTGAAAGGGAAATGGTTATGAGAAAACAGAAATCACGGTTGTCACTTGCGCCGGAAACGTATCAAGATGCGGTTGCGTTTTCGGAGCGGATTGCAAAGACATCATTTGTCCCTGATTACTATCGCGGGAATCCAGCGGAAGTGCTAGCGGCTGTGATGTATGGCGCTGAGCTAGGGCTTGGTCCGATGCAGGCGTTAACAGGGCTGATTATTTTGCAAGGCAAGGTGACGATGTATGTATCCACAATGCGAAGCCTTGTGGATGCGTCTGGGTTGATGGAAAAGTGCGTCGTTGAGTATGACAAGGAGGCCAAAAAAGCCACTGTGACCGTGCGGCGTGTTGGACGCGATGAGGCAACGTATACATTTGATGAGGCTGATGCCGTGGCTGCTGGTGTCGTAACGAGAAAAATGTACACTGCGTATCCTCAGCGCATGTATACAGCAAGAGCGATGGGATTTGCGTTGCGCGATGAGTTTGGCGATGTGTTGCGTGGGCTGATGACATCTGAAGAAATGGGAGATGATGACGGGGATCTTGATGCGATTACAACCAGGAAATCCGATGATGATTCTGGGCTGATCGCGTTGCAAAACACAGATCCTGATCTCGCATATCAAGTGAGTGAGGGATTTGGATCGGTGGGGCTGACGTCTGCTGAGCAAGCGGTCAAGCTCGCGGAGTATAGAGGGCGGGAGGCTGATTTGGTTGAGTGGTTGCGCGATGAATTCGCAGCAAAGAACAACATCAAGAGAAAAAAAGATGAAAGAAGCGAGAGCGAGTGAGGGTGGATTTTATTTCGAGAATGGTTTGCCGAAAAAACCGTGGAATGTGCATGGCTCTCATTTGTGTTTTGGGATGTTGCTACCCAACGATCTTGAGAGGATTGATCGGCATGTCAGGGAGATAAATGATCATGATGATGATCTTTCTTGCATTCTCGTTAATAGGCGATTGTCTAAAAACGAAGTGCGGACAGATCGAGCAGGTGAGTTTGTTGAGGTTGTAGAGCAAGATCGGATGTTTGTTGATTTGTTTGAGAGTGGGGAACGATTCGGTGCGGTCGAATTGGTGCCTTGTGCTGACGGTCGAATGTTGATGGCTGTTGGGTTTTTGCTTGAGCCGGGAACAGACACACTAGTGAGGTGTGATGATGGCGTTTCGTAGGTCTGCGCTGGAAGCGGTTGAGTGTCCAAAGCGGTATTTTGAGTTGTATGAATCGGAGCATCCTCCAGATGAGACGAGTGATGCCGCGTTGCGCGGGATTGCGTTTCATGCGATTGCCGAGGTGTACATAAAACGTTTGCATCAGTTGCGATTAACAGCAGATCACGAGGAGTTATTACGGGCTGTGAATGCAACCATTCCGGCGTTGGATTTGCCTCCAGATTTAATTAACGAGGTGATGGATTTGGTTGAACGGTGGGCGTTAACTTTTGAGCTTGATCGCGATGCGTTTTTAATGGCCGAAGAAACTCAACGATTGGAGGATGAGCAAGTTGAGTGGACGCCGGATCTTGTGTATGCGAGAGATGGAGAATTGGAGCAAATTGACTGGAAAACATATTGGATCGGGCTTGATGACAAAGACGTGAAAAGTCAATTCCAGGCTCAGGTGTATGTGTGGCAGGCGTCGAGGAGGTGGAAAGGGTTTGAGAAATACAGATTTACTTTTGTATATCCTCGGTTGGGAACGTCTGCAACTGCGGTGTGGACTGCTGAAGAAGCCGAGGCGTTGTCAGTTGTGGCGCAATCTCGGATTGAAATAATCAAGCAGCATCGTGCGTCTGGACGCTGGCCGGAAGTACCTGGAACGCATTGCGGTTTTTGCAAACTTGATTGCAGCATCAAAGATCATGCGTCGTTAGATGTGCAGCGAATCAAAACAGACGAGCAAGCCAAAGCGATGGCCGATGAATTGATCGTGTTGGAGAAGTCGGTGAAGGCGAGACGTGAAGCAATGCAGGCATGGTGTGGCGTGCATGGGGATGTGGAGCATCATGGGATCGGGTTTGGCTATCGTCCATTTACCAGAAAAAGCTATTCAGCCGATGATGTGTTTCGTGTGTTTGCCGAGTACGGGATTGAGAACAGCGGTGTTGAATTGTCTGCTACGAATCTCCGTGCATGGGTGAATTTGAGTGATAGATTTTCAAAGGAATATGATGGATTGAAAGATCGTTTGATGGTATTATGTAAAGAAAAGAAAAGGCAAGGATTCAAGCGATGGATTATGAGGTGAAACGGTGAAATGGTTTCGGATGGATTCCGATTGTACGACGCACCCAACAATCAGGCGCGTTATCAGGCAATGTGGAAATGAGGGGTTCGGTGCGTTGGTTCGGTTGTGGTGTTTTGCAGCGCAATATGGACGCGGTGATCCTGGGCGGTGTGTGGATTCTGACGGTGATCCGATACCGCTTGAGGATTTGGTTGATGCGTCTGGGTTAGAGCTGGAAAAGTTTACGAAATTGATCAAGGTCTGTATCGATGCGAAGTGTGTTGATGCCGAATCGTGGAATGAGCGTGTGGAGTTATTGTTTCCTGGGATGAAAAGTCGAGCGTCTGAGTACACGAAAAAGTTAATACGCAACAGGGCGAACAACGAAAATTTTTCTCCGTCGAAAAACGAAGAATCGAAACACACAGTACAAGACATAACAAGAGATCAGAAGACAGAAAATGATCTTGTACTAGTGGCGGAAGAACAAGCCGATCATGGGAAAGCTGATGAAGTAAAAGATTTATGGAACAGGGTAACTCATAAGCCTATTCCGCGATGCACGGTTTTAAGGCCCAAGCGACGAGCTTTGATGATTAAGAGCCTTGAGAGACATGGTATTGAAGCGTTGCAAATTGCATTTCTAAAAGTTGACAATTCTGCGTTTTTAAGAGGTGGTAATAATAAGGGGTGGAAAGCTTCGATTGATTGGGTTTTAAAGGATGATTCAATTACGAAGATCCTGGAAGGGAATTATGATGTGTCTGTTGTTGGAAACGTGAGGTCTACAGAGGCGGATAAATACGACAAGATCGAGCGGAATGAGGATGAGCCATGAAACAAGTGGTTGAGGGTGGTGCAACTAAAAAAACAAGCTCTCGTTTTCTTGGTCCGAAGCCACCATACAAAGTGTGTCCAGTGTGTGGATCTGTATCTGCTGAGCGATGGAAAAATCCAGTACTGGACGTGATGCGGCGGTTGGGAACATATCAGGGTGAGATTTATGGCGGGGCTGTTGTCTGTGAATTATGTGAGGAAACGGTTGCGTGTGAGCGGTGCAGGGATACGGGTTTTGAGTCGGTGGAGTACCGATCAAAGAATGGCGTGATGGTGTCAGGCGTTAGGCGTTGTGGATGTGCGAATGAATCCAGGGTCGTTGTGGGATTGCCTGTGGCATACACAGATGCAATGATGATCAATTTTGATGAGGGTGGTGGTAGAAACAAATCGATTGAGTCTGCACAGAGATGGCTTTCTGGGGAGGTGTCCGATCTTTACATTCGCGGTGGTGTCGGCGTTGGGAAAACTCGGTTGATGGCGTCGTTGCTCAATGAATCAAAAAGGAATTCTCTCGTGTCGTTTGTGCGCGTGGGGGATCTGGTGGAACGTGCAAGGGAATTGTTGACAACGGCTGGTGGTTATTCTGATTATTTAAAACAGTATAAAAAAGTCGATGTGTTAGGGCTTGATGATATAGGGGCTGAAAAAGGGTCTGATTTTAGCAGGAGGGTTTTACAGGGATTGTATGATGCGCGTTTGGATCATAAAAAAAGAACGCTATTTACTAGCAATTTTAGTCTGGGTGATCTTGAGGAATTTCTGGGTGATGAGCGGTTGCCGTCTAGGATTGCGGGAAATGCTGATGTTGTGTTTATGGGTGGGCAAGACATGCGTGTTTACTCATAATTTGTTATCATTGGAGAAGAGGTGTAAAATGCGAATTATTGAAAGAACAGATCCGGCGAAGTTGCTTGTTGAGGTTCGTGATTTTCGTTTGGAAAATGGTTTGTCGTGGCGTGAGCTAGCGTCAAGGATTGGTATTAGTTCGGCGGGGCTGTGGAAGATCGCACATGGGAAAGCTGTAGCTGGTGAACTGGCAGAATATAAAATCAGGCAAGTGATACCGCGAAAGGATGATGTGAATGGGCTTGGTGAAGTGGTCGAGAATGCCAGTGTTTGATCCGAAACAAGCATTTGCTGATGAGGATATTGGATACCATCGCGGTGAATCTGAGCGGTTATCTCGTCAGTGTGGAGCGATATTGAAACGCTTACAGGAAGGCCCAGCAACGAACAGAGAATTAAATAATATTGCATTGAATTATACTGGTCGTATTTCAGAGTTGCGGAACGCTGGTCATGTGGTGGAATGCTTTGATCATGATCGTGACACGGGCTTGACTCGTTATCGGTTGAAGACTGAGATCAAGGATGGGTTTTTGTTTTAGTGTTTTTTATGAAAAAGAATTTTCGTGATTTCGGGGATCAGTCTTCAGAGATTGTTTCATGGGTTGAAGGGTGTGAGCATTCGTGGGTGGGGTATATCGCTGGTGTGTGTTGCATTCGATGCGGGGAAATGGCTACTGAGCCGGGGCGTGTTGCGCTGTTTTTGCGTAGGGGGCTAGATGCGAAGAGCGGCTAAGACTGACGCGAACGCTTCTGCGATTGATTCTGTGCTAATTGCGGCAGGCGCATCAGTGGCAAAAACTGATGCCGTGGGTTCTGGATTTCCTGATCGGGTTGTTGGTTTCGGTGACAAGAATTTTTTGCTTGAATATAAGGATGGGAAGAAATACCCGAGCCAGAGAAAATTGAACAGTCAGCAGGTTAAATGGCATGAAGCCTGGAAAGGGCAAGTTACGATTGTGCATACTCCGAAAGAAGCTCTTGAGGTTATTTTTGGTTTGCGTATTTTGAAAATAAAGGCTGATATTTAAAGATGGTCAATAAGGTTATTCTCGTTGGTAATTTGGGGCAGGATTCAGACTTGCGTTTTTCCAATGCTGGTGTGGCCGTTTGTAATTTTTCTATGGCAACGTCTGAGCGTTGGACAAACAAAGATGGTGAAAAACAAGAGCGGACAGAGTGGCACAGAGTTGCTCTATGGGGAAAACTGGCAGACTCGTTGGCTCAGTATCTGAAAAAGGGAACAAAGGTGTACGTCGAAGGATCGTTGCAGACCAAGAGTTGGGAAGATCAAGCGTCAGGGGTGAAAAAACAACGCACGGAAATCAAGGCAAATCTGGTTCGGCTGATCTCCGGTGGTGGTGGATTTTCAGAGGATCGGGAAAAAGGCCCACATGACAATACGCCAAAGGTCGAGTGAGTGTGAGTTGTGCAACGGTGCTGGATTTGTGCCTGATGCTGGGGTGTGTCCACTGTGCAAGGGGCGAGGCGTGGAGGTGAATTGGGTTGGCTTTCCCAAGCCAGAGTCACGAAAGAGCGAGAAGCGAAAAGAGCGAAAGTATAATGCTGCGTGGGTAACGAGCGTCCGTCATCAAGTTGTGTTGCGTGATGAGGGTTGCCGTGCGTGTCGTGAGATGGGGTTGAGTCCTGAAGGGCGTGGAGGATTGCCGCGTATGCAAATGCACGAAATTGTGTATCGTAGCACGACGCGAGGTAAGCCAATGCCTGAGCGGGTAAACACAAAGAATTGTATTCTTTTGTGTGACCAATGCCATTCAGACGTTCATGCCAAACGATTATCAATTCACATTTCAGATGGTGATCTTGGTGCGGATGGTAAGCTGAGGTTCAAGCTCTGGTCACGCGATGAAATCCAGCAAGAGGATTTGTCGTGAATGCGGAAAAAGGAAACCGTTATTCCTGCGAAAATCATCAGGGAAAATGGCGACCGATAGATACCATGATCTCTGTCGTCAGTGTCAACGAGCGATGAGAAATGCAACGCAAGATCACGACAACAGTTACAAGTTGAAACGTGATGAGTTTTTGAGCCGTTTAAAGTTTGAGAAAAGGTGATATGGCAAGAATAAAATCCATAGATGAGTCTGAAAGTTTGTGGTTGTTTCAGATGGTGTCGTGTCGTGTGTATGATGGTGATACGTTGATGGATCTTGTGTTGGATTTGGGTTTTGGTTTGACAATTTCAACCACTGGCCGGTTATACGGGATCAATGCGCCGGAGGTCAGAGGCAAGGAAAAAGCCAAGGGTATTGTGTCGCGTGATTGGCTAGACAAAGAAATTTCTGAGGCAACTGAAATCATCATCTCGACCATTGCTCCGTTTGACTCTACGAAAAAAGCATCCAGGGCTAGAGAGAAACAAAAACAAGGCAAGTATGGTCGATGGTTGATCGAGGTGTTTGCTGATGGTGTAAATCTGAATGAGCTGATGGTTTGGGAGGGGCTAGCAGAAAAAGCCAATTATTGATTTGTTATGACTCTCAATATCACGCATATAAAAGACTTGGTACACGATAGTGAAAATCGGCGTTGTCATAATCCGAGGAACGTTGGTGTGATTGCGGATTCGTTGTCATCGTGCGGGGCTGGCCGTTCGATTGTGGTTGATGAAAACAACACGATCATTGCGGGAAATGCGACGGTGGATGCGGCTGCGGAAGTTGGGATCACAAAGGTTCGATTGGTTGAGGCTGATGGGCATGAATTGATCGCGGTGCGGCGTGTGGGCTTGACCGAAGATCAGAAACGGAAGCTGGCAATTTTTGACAATCGAGCGTCAGAATTAGCAAGCTGGGATCTGGCTCAACTGGAATCTGATTTGCAAGCTGGGTTGGATTTCGATGGGGCTTTTTATGCTAGCGAGTTGAAAAAAATAACAAAGGCTGTTGAGCAATTAGATGATGAGGCGAGTGGTTCCGAGGTGGGCAATGCTGCCGCTGAGAGTCAGGTGATGGATTCGCTGGTGTTTCGATTTGCTTCCAGTGATTATCGCGTTGTGGTTGAAGCGTTGGATGGTTTGTGTGGTGCTGGTGAGGCTCGTGAGCAGGTGTTGTTGCGGTTGTTGGGTGTGAAGGAGTAAGGATGTGGTGAATGTGGTAAAGGTGGATCGTTTGGCGAAAGCGCGTGAGGCGCGTGAGGCGTCAACGCGGTTGCCGTGGGAACGCCAATTTGGAGAGAGCCAAAAAGCGTTTGGTGCGTTTTGTGTTTATCGTGATTTGGGCATGAAGCGTAGTCAAGAAAAAGTGGCGCGTGAGTTGGGTAAATCGGCGCAACTTCTTGCGCGGTGGTCGGTGAAATGGAATTGGGTTGAGCGTATCGAAGCGTGGGTTGATGAGCAAGATCGGATGGCGCGAATTGATCAGGTGGAAGCGGTTTCACGTATGAACAAGTTTCATGCGTTGATGTCTGCTGCGCTGGTCGAAAAAGCGTTTCGGAAAATCAACGGCGTGAAGGATTCGGAGATCGAAAAAATGTCGCTGGTTTCTGCGTCTAGATTGCTTGAGGTTGGGGTGAAGGTCGAGCGACAAGCGCGTGGTGAGGCTGGTGAGGTTGTGCAGGACAAAGAATTATCAGAGGGCGGATTGTCACATTTGACGGTTGAGGAGTTGGAAAAGATTGAGCGCATTCACGAAATCGCTTCTTCACGATCTGGAAGCGGTGAAAACGGAATTGGCAACAAGGCGGTTTCATAAATTCGTTGAAAATGTTTGGCCGGTCATTGAGCCGAATACACCGTTTGTTGGGGGTTGGCATGTTGAGGCGGTGTGCGATCATTTCGAGGGACTAGCCAAACGTCAGATACGCAATTTGTTGGTGTTGATTCCGCCAAGGCACACAAAAAGCATAACGGCATCAGTGTGCTTTAATCCGTGGTTGTGGATTAGCCAGCCGGAATCGCGTTTTATGTATGCGAGTTATTCGGGATCATTATCGGTGGAACATGCTGTGTTGAGTCGGCGCGTGATTGATTCGGATTGGTATCAAGATCGCTGGGGGGGGTTGTTCGATTTAACCACTGACCAAAACATCAAAACGTTTTACGAGAACACAAAGCGAGGCTTTAGGATTTCCACATCGGTTGGTGGCACGGTGACTGGTCATGGCGCTGATTTTTTGGGTTTGGATGATCCACACAATTTGCAAAACATTCATTCAGAAAAAGAGCGGCATCAGGTTCATGAGTTTTATCGTAAGGTGTGGCATAGTCGATTAAACGATCCGAAGACGGGTTGCCGGTTTTGCATTATGCAGCGAGGCCACCAAGATGACATCGCATCATACATGATGGAGGATTTTGGGTACGAAGTTTTGATGCTGCCGACTGAGTACGATCCAAAGCGTTCGCGAATCACGGTTTTAGGGTTTCAAGATCCACGATCTGAGGCTGGTGAGCTGTTGTGTCCTGAGAGGCGTGGGCGTGTTGAGGTTGATGAGGACAAGCGGATAAAGGGTCGGGATTTTGAAACACAGGACAATCAGAATCCTCAGCCGGAAGAGGGCATGTTATTCAAGCGGCAATGGTTCAATGTTGTTGATGTGTTGCCGGTGAAAGGGCGTGTGAGTACTGCGCGGTTTTGGGATTGTGCAGCGACGGAAGCAAAGGCAAACAACGATCCTGATTGGACGGTTGGCACGAAGGTGTCGCGTTTTGATGATGGGCGTTTTTATGTTGAGGATGTGGTACGTGGTCGATGGTCACCACATGGGGTTGATGCGGTTATTTTGAAAACTGCTCAACTGGACGGGCGTGACGTAAAGGTGCGTGAAGAGCAAGAGCCTGGATCGAGTGGAAAAAGCATCATCGCATCGCGTGTGAGAATGTTGGCCGGTTTCGATTATGCTGGGCGTCTTCCGTCAGGATCAAAGGTATCGCGGTGGCGTCCGTTTGCGTCTCAGGCTGAAGCGGGGAACGTCGCGTTGTTGCGTGGAGGCTGGACGCGAGATTGGTTAGAAGAGATCACAGCGGTGCCAGAATCCAAGCATGATGATCAGGCGGATTCGGTAGCTGGTGCGTTTGAGGAATCACTTGCCAGTAGGAAGAAAGCAAGGCTCGCGAGAACGCGGGAGGTGTAGTGATGGAAGTTTGCAAACGTTGTGAGAAAAATGAGCGGAATCCTGAAAACCGCTTGGGCTGGTGTGACTCGTGTGAACAGTGGCGAAAAGACAAGATCAATGGTTTTTTGAATCCTGGTTTTAAGGCGATGACAAGTGCCTTGCCAGCAGATGATGTGGAGTTTGTTGAAGAGCGTGCGGCCATTCGTGAGTACGATGGCGGGTTGGGGCGTGCTGCTGCTGAGCGTGCTGCTGTTGGGGATTTGGTTGTGGATCGTGATGGGTGAGGGGGGGAGGGGCGAAGAGGTAACCGGCAAGAAATTACCTCTTCGCAATGGATGAGAGAATGAACAGAACAACTTGACAAGCATATCACGTTGGGGGAAACGATGCCAGTTAATACACCAAGGTCTGAATACAAGGAAGCGTTGTCGAAGTGGCAACGTTGCCGTGATTGTTATGACGGTTCTGATGCAGTAAAAAAGCAGGGGATCAAGTATTTGCCTTCAGTGTCCGGTGATTATTCTTCGTATTTGGCGCGTGCTGAATTTTACAATGCCACGGCGCGGACGGTCATGGGGATGATCGGGTGTGTTTTTCGCAGTCGGCCCAGCGTGATATTTCCCAAAGAATTGTTGTCTGATTTGGACGATGTGACGTTGACTGCGAAATCGATACGAACGTTCGCGTTGTCTGGATTTCAGGAAACGTTGATTGTTGGGCGGTGGGGCGTGCAGGTTGAAATGACTGATACTGCACCGTCTGGCATGGGGGTGTCTCGTCCGTATTGGATTTCAAGACGGGCTGAGGATATTTTGAGCTGGGATAGTGTGATCGTTGGTGGGCGTGAAAAACTTTCATGCGTCGTGTTGTCTGAAACGGTCGAGGTTGCGAATTCTGATGATCCGTGGGTGAGGGTTGCTGTGCCTCAAGTGCGAGTGTTGCAATTGCTCGATCCGGAAACGGATTCCGCTGTATACGTGATTAGAAGATTCCAGCAGGCTGTTGGTGATAAGCGTTTAAAAAATACGGACAGGTGGGAGGAAGTAGGCGATCCGTTTATTCCGTTGAGACGTGGTGAGCCATTGCGGTTTATTCCGTTCCAATTTTTCGGTCCTAGTTCGCTTGGTTCGGAAGTTTCAAAGCCGCCATTGTTGGATCTTGTTGATGTCAATTTGTCACATTATCGGACAAGTGCTGATCATGAACATGGCGCACATTTGACATCGCTTCCAACACCGTGGGTTTCCGGTGTGGAGTTAGATGGGGAATTGCCTATTGGAAGTTCTAAGGCGTGGGTGTTACCTGAGCCAACTGCCAGAGCTGGGATGCTGGAGTATACCGGCGACGGGCTTGGATCATTGGAGCGTTTAATCACTGCGAAGCAAGCGCGGATGGCTGCGTTGGGTGCAAGGATTATCGATGAACCGAAGCGTGTTGGTGAGACGGCTGAAGCGTTGCGGATTAAATCAGCGGCTGAGTATTCGGTACTGTCTGCGTTATCAGTGACGTTTGATGCGGGGATGGAGCAGTTGATGAAGTGGCACGCATGGTGGGCGGGGATGGATGGTGAGGTGTCGGATCTGTCGTTTGCATTAAACAAGGATTTTTTCGACACGAGGATTCCACCAGAAGAGGCAGAAGCGTTGGTTGGTGCATGGCAATCTGGCGCGGTTAGTTATGAAACACTGTTTTGGAATTTACAGCAAGGTGAGTGGATTGAATCAGGGCGGACGTTGGGTGAAGAACGAGAGTTGATAAATTCTGGTTCTGAGGATGTCGGTGGCTCGACTATAGGCGATGAATAAAAAAGGAAGGTGTGATGCCAACAACAATACCGTTTGATCCAACTTTGGTGCTAGGGAATATTGTAAGTCTTGAAAAAATAGAGAGATTAAAAAAAGAGGCAAAGGCGCAGCAGCCTGTTGACAATGCACAGCGGCAATTGAATGCGTTGATTCTTGCGAAACGCAGTCTGGACATGACAACGCAAGAGCTGATGAATATGGGCGTTGATACGACCAGCAAAGAATTTGATGAGTTGACTGGTGAGATCAACAAATTAAAAGCTGAGATGGGTGAGGCTCGTGAGCAGGTGTTAGTGATTATCGCGTTGTGGTTGCGGCGTCTGATCTGGCAAGTGCGACGGTGACTGCTCAGGCTGCGATAAAAGCGGCAACCGGAGTCGATGAGAAGGGCGAGGACAGCCAAAGCCAAATCGGTGATTCTGTGGAAAGCCCGATTGATTACAACGCGAGTGAGATCAAAAAGCTTCCGTTGTCTTCTGACTCGATGGTGTTGGATGCACAGTACTTCAGATCGGAAGTGAATCAAGACGGTAGTTCGACAAGCTCAAATTCTATTGCAAGTTATGTCAACGCGCAGTGTTCCGGGTTCTTGTCACCGTCTGTAAGCACTAAGGTTGCAGGACAAGCAAAAGACGTTTCAATTTCTCAGCACAAGCATCATGACGTTGAGGGTACGATTGTTATCACGGCAAATTGCACGCACAAGCAAGCGCAAGTGTTTGCTCCGTACGTGATGGATGTGGACAAGGCTGTGCGTTCGTGGAATGCGATGTTTAAAGATGATCCGATTGTCGTTGATGATCGGAAGTCGCTGGAAGCGGCGATCAAGTCAGACGGATCGAAAACCGCAAACGTGATGAACCTGTTGAGCGGTGCAACATACGGTTCAAGCTTTGTGGGTCTTGTTCATATCTTGAAACGAGAACAGACAGATTCAACGCAATCCTCTCTTGGTGAGTACGATGATAAAAACAACAAGGTCATTGATACGAATTCGTTGATGACGGCAATGGAGGATTACGTTGAAAAGGCGATTGCTGGTGATGCTGGTGTGCCAATTAATTTTTTCTTAAAACCGATTACTGCCAATGAGTTGGCTGAGGCGTATCTAAACAAGTATTATCCGCGTGAGTTTGTTGGTGAAGAGTCGGCGTCAGACAATCAAAGAAAGTGAGGCTGTTAGTGATGGGGTTTCTTGAAATCGGAATGAAAATGTTGCCGTATATTTTTACGTCTGTGCAATCGGTTGAGCGGTTTGTTAAGGGGAAGGGTTCAGCGAAAGAGGATGCAGCGGTCACGATGGTTGATTCTATTTTGAAAACCGTTGAGGCTGGAGCAGACAAGGATATATTGAGCGATGATGCAGTGAATGAGGCGACACGGGATGTCATTAAGGCGGTTGTGAGTTTGCAGAATGTCATCAAGACGAGAAACACAAACGGGTGATCCGTCTGATTGGGTCACCACGTATCGGGCTGATGATATCGACAGTTGGAAAGATACTGCTGATTTTTTCCATGATGATGAGTTTGTAGATTTTTTCAATTGTTTGCGTTGCATGGGGCGTGTGGATTTTGATGCTGAGCGATTGTTGACCGGCAACAGGATTCTCACGCTTTATGTTTATGGATCTGAATTTCGTGAGGTTGTTGGTTTTTTGTGTGGTCGATGTTTAACGGTTGATTCTCGATTGATCTTAAAGTCGCGTTGAATTTTTGTGGTTGATCGTAATGGCTCCTAAAGCAGATCCGTCTGATTGGCAATATATTTACGGTGACTGGAAAGAAACGCACAAGGTTGCCGACAAGAATGGCAGGTTTTTCATCAAGTCCATTGTTGGGGGTCTTGAGGGGTCTGGTGCGATTTCAAAAATCGATGCCGATAAGATCAAGCAACAGATCAAATCGAAAAACTTTCAAGCCGCGCAATGGGAAGTGTCCGACCACATCAATACTCAATGGTCTGAGCATAGTGATGGGATATTTGAGGCGACATTAAACACAACTGTTGCCGGTGCAAATTCTCAAGCGGATACACTAAAAAAACTTATCGGTGATAGTCCTGAAAAACTCATTGCCTCCAATCCACTGGCTGTGAAGTATGCGAGATCATCAACTGGGAATCTGATAAAAAATATCAACAAGAGCCAGTTGAAAACGGTTCGTTCGATTATTGAAAAGGCGTCGAATGGTAAATTGTCACCGAATGAAACAGTCAATGAGATCAAGCAGTTTATTGGTTTGACACCATTGCAATCAGCCTCGCTTGAAAAATACAGAGGCAAGTTATTTGAAAAGGGTTTGTCTGCGGGTAAAGTTGAAAAGCTATTTAATAAAAAACGCAAACAAGTCCTTGCTGGTCGTGCTGACATGATCGCGGTAACGGAATCCATGCGAGCGGCGAATCGCGGTCAGCAATTATTGTGGGATCAGGCGATAGAAAACAAAACACTCAATCCGTCAGAATTCCAAAAACGATGGATCGTGACTCCTGATGATCGGTTGTGTCCTAAGTGTAATTCGATGGGGCAGCAACGGATTGAGGTGCAAGGGAATTTTGAGGGTGAGTCTGGTGAGGGGGTAATGCCTTCTCCACCATTGCATCCGTTGTGTCGTTGCGCGGTGGGATTGGAGCGGAGAACAAGCAAGGCGGCGGTCACTGATCCGGGAGTGGTGAGCGAGCAAAAAAATACCGCCAATCTTGCTGCGGCAAAAAAATCAAATACCTTCAAAAAGAAAAAAGCCAAGGCGGTGCAATCGGTTGAAAAATCTGCGGCCAAGGCAGAGATAAAAAGCAAGAAACCATTGAGCGTGTTTGAGAGAAAAGCCAAGGATGTTGCAACGGAAATCAGTGGTGAGGGTGTTCTTGGAGGCGCATTTTCTAAGATCGATGCAAAAGTATTTGAAAAATTCAAGATTGAATCAGATGCCTTTGTGAATGCCAAGGCGTTTAGCGGTGCAACTGATAAGGCTGGTAATAAAATCTCATCTAACTTGATGGGCTTGTTTGATCCAGAGACTAGAGATGCCGTTGAGAAATCAATGAAAGCGTTTTGGGATGAGAGTAATGCCGAATATTTATCAGAGTGGCAAAAGGTATTTACGAAATCTCAATTGATGGATATGACACCGGCTGAAGTTATTTCAAAAGTGAAAAGGGGGTTGCTTGTAAAAAAGGCTGAATCTTTCGTTTGGAAAAACATGCCAAATAAAGGGTTGCCGGATTTCATTTCGTCTCTTCGTGTAAAGAAACTTTCTGATTTAATGGCAACGCAACAAGGCCACGGCGTTTTGCTTGATGATGTATTTAAAAATTTATGGTCTATACATTATCAGGTGCCTGAGTTTTCCGATGCTGCGGTTCAGTTGTTAAAGGCAAAATCGTTAAAATCGCTGGACAATTTGAGTCCTGAGATTAAACCAAAGAAGGCTTCACCGTTACCAACAAAAAAGCTTGAATTGAAATCAGACATACCAGGGAAAACAGAATCGGAAAATATCATTGAGAAATATCCGTACGGTTCTCCTCCGGGGGGGCATAAAGGCACAAAGGCGGCGTTAGAGGTTGAGCTTGATGCTGTCTTTGGTATGGGTGATGAGTTTGCACCACATAAATTTTCTAATATAGGAAAGGGTTTTGATTCATCGCTGGAATATTACAACGGTTTGAATTGGGAAAAGATGTCATCTGGATTGACGAGTGGTGAAGTGGCTTCGTTGGGTATTGTGAGAAAATTGGCTTCCAATCAAAATCTGTTTTTGCCAGAGTCTGTGTTGTTGCGTATTGCAAAAATGCACAATCGTTCTGTTCCTGGTTCGGTTAGTTGGGGATGGCTGGATGATGGTTATATGCGATTGATCAAGGATGTTGATGAATCTGGTTTTTACGATGTTCCTTGGACTGGTAAAACCACGTTGAGTCAACAATGGACTGGATCGAAAAATAGTTGGTACGCTGCGACCAATCGTGTCGATGAGTACGCGCATCTTGCGAACAAAAAAATAGAGCAACGGTGGTTTGTAGCGAAAGAAACGTTGTTGCAGGGGCGAGAGTATAAACCGCCACCAGAGTTTTATTCGATCCAGTGGGCAAGCAAGGAAGCATCGATCACTAATGCTGTTGATGGAGATTTTCAGTTTTGGGATTCCAAGACGATTAGAAGGCAATCAGACGTTCATAAAGAAAAAATGACGGCGAAGTATAGCCCGTATATTCAAAAAGTTGAAAATTCGGCTGATGGTAGTCGTGTGATGGGTTCAGTGAAGGAATATACAGGCGCGGCGTTCGGAAATTGGAATAGGGAATTACGATTACATCCAACCGTGTTGGACAGGGATGCAAAGAACGTCCAACGGTTTTTATTGGACGCACCAAAGCCACCAGATGATTTGGTTGTGTGGAGGAATTCTGAGTTTGCTGGGACGTTGGTCCGTGGAAAAGATATGGAGGAACGGTTGGCGAGTGCTGCTCCTGATTCTTTGATGCGGAAATATAACTTAATGCGTAATGATGAGGTGTTGCCTGGGGATGTGTTGCAATTGAACGGTTTCCAATCGAGTGGGCTTGATTACAATACCTTTGCTAAGGGTGCTGATTCTCCTGAATTTAAGGAGGCTGGTTTTTCACATGAATTTCCATTGATGGAGATTCATCCTTCTTATGGTGCGTACGTTAATGATATTTCTGAAAACAGAGGTGAGGACGAATTTTTGATGCCTCATGGTCAGGAATTCAGAGTCGCAAATGTAACAACGCGATTGTTTATGATGTGGGTACGTGATGATGCTGGGAAACTAGTCCAAAAAGCGAAAAGAAGGCGTGTGATTCAGTTGGTTCCTACTGGCAAAGCTCCAATAGAACCATAAAGGGGTAGGCGAATGGCTGATGATGAAGAATTAAATCAAGGACAGCAGGTGTCAAAGAGGACAGCTCAGGAAACACTTGAGTATTTCACGCAACCGTACGACGGAACGATGCTGGTGGGCGTGTTGCCGTCGCAAGCACAAATCAATGAAGCGAAAAAGAAAATAAAAGCTGGCGGGAATAAACGTGAGATCATTGGAGCGTTGACGGTGAAAGCTCTTGAGGCTGAGCGAAAATTGTTTGGTGAGGATTGAAAGGTAGGTTGCAATGGCGCTGAAAAGTATTGTTGAGACGGTGGATGAGTTGTCTGGTTTGCCTGAAGGCGTAAAGGACCATTATGTGGAGTCTGATGGGAAATGGTATTTATCGATTGAGGGTCAGACACAGCGTGAGGTTGAGTTAGGTGCGAAGGTGTCTGAGTTTCGAGACACGAACGTTTCGTTAATGAAAGAAAAAACCGATCTGTCAGATAAGTTGCACGAGGTGTCTTCGCGGTATAACGGCGTTGATGTGAATGTGTATAATGAAATGCTTGAGGATAAAAAGAGGCTTACGAAAAAGGATGCGAGAGTGGTCACGAATGAGGATTTAACGTCGCAAATTCAAGCCGCTGTACAGGCGTCCGTTGAACCGATACAAGCACAGCTTGATGAGTCGAGAAAGCGTGAAACGTCTGCACAGGCAGAATTAGACAAGGCAACATTTCGTACGTTGGTGAGCAAAACCGCGCTGGATGCTGGTGTGCGAACCGAGGCGATTGACGATGTGTTGAACCGTGCGGTCAGTGCTGGTTTTGAATTGCATAACGGAAGCCTTGCCGTGTTGAGTGATGGCGCAGTCAAGTTTTCAACTTCTCGTCCAGATCAACCCTACACGATTGATGAATGGGTGCAAGGGTTGCAACGGTCAGGTGGTGAGCATTTGTTCAAGCCGTCGATATCGACTGGGCATCAGGATTCAGCCGGTCCAGAACCGCGTTTGGATTCGGGCAATTTGGTTGATCCGTCTGGGCGTCAGTTTGCGCGAAATCTGGAAAATATCGCCAAAGGAAAAGTGAAGGTTACGCGAACGGCAAACACGAATCCGCTTGGGTGATCTTGTTTTTTTTCTCGGCTGGAATGCGCTGTTTCTTTTTTTTGGAATGGCGCATTTTTTTTCTTGACAACAGTAAACCTCACTGATAGTATATACACACGATAAAGAAAAGGAACAACAAAGGAAACAACATGATTCATGACATTAACGAATTTGACGATTTGGAAGCAACGCCAACCAAGCTTCGTAGCGGGAAATGGGGCGCAAGAATTGCGGTGTCGGAGGGGCGGTGTGCGATTGTTGGTGATGGGGTTGTGGTTCGGACGCGAGCGGGGAAAACGTGGGAGGCTGTTGTTACGAAGATCGTTTGGCAGAATGACGACGTGCAAATTGTTGAAACGGCATCCAGTAAAAGCGATTTGATTTTGATGACTCGTGTGAATCAGGATGAAGCGGAAGAGGTTGCGAGCGAGGGTCAAGATCGTCCAGTGGCGAGATCGTATGTGAATCAAGGTTGCAGGGCGTGTCGGCAAACGGAAACGCGACGATCACAGATTTGGGAAGAGTGTGATCACTGTGGCGCAGAACCGGTTTATGTCTAGGGAGGAATAAAAAAATGGCAATCGATGAATACGTTGATGGAATTGTGCAGGTGTTGTCGGACAATGAGCGGACAAGTGAAGATCGAATCACTCAGGATTTAGGGGAAATGTTGAAGAGGCGTGATCCTGATTTCGATTTGTCGGCATTTAATAACGCGGTTGATGGGGAGTCTGAGCGAGTTACAAAAAGCATCAATGACATTGTTGAAATGTATGAGGATCTTGGTTGGTGATCGCTGGTACGGTTCAGGAGGTGTGTGCTGGGCGTCGTGTTTCGTTGGGTGCAATGCGCTGTTTCTTTTTTTGAGATGGCGCATTTTTTTTCTTGACGTGCGGTGAATTGCAGTATATTATTTATTCATGATTAACGAAACGCACAACGCGGTCGGGCTGCTTTGTGGGTCTACCAATAAAGGTTGGGATCGAGACGTAGAAGTAAATCTTGAATTTTTGTAGAAATTTGGTTTCGACGATATTTAAAAGGGCTGTAAAAAATGACAGCTCTTTTTTTATGGGTGTTGTTTTTTTTTCTGGTGTTGTCGTGTTGTCTTTTTTATGTTTTAATGGTAACGGAAAAGTTTTCGAGTGACTGATTGTGGCTGTGCTGCGATTGGTTTTTGGTTGAATGTCGTGGTTGTTTCTGTCGCATAACGGCGGAGCCGTTTTGTACTCCCGGTGGGAGGTATTATGGATATCTAAAAAAGGGGAAATACAGTGGCTAACACTTGGACGCAGGTTATACCCAAACTCTTGGCTCAAGGGCTGCTGGCTCTTCGTGAGCAAGTCGTGATGCCAAGAGTGGTCAATCGGTCATATGACGAGATGGCCGGTGAGCAAGGCAGTACAATTGATGTCCCTATTCCGTCAGCGATCACAGCGTCTGCTGTGAGTCCGGCGATCACGCCACCAGCCAATTCAGATTCAGCACCAACCAAAGTTTCGATTGCGTTGGATCAGTGGTACGAGGCTCCATTCTACCTCACAGACAAAGAGCGTCTTGAGGTGATGGATGGCACGATTCCGATGCAAGCGTCAGAAGCGATCAAGGCGTTGGCAAACAACGTCGATAGCTATATTTGGGGCAAGTACACCGGGATTTATGGGTATGCGGGAACGGCTGGAACCACGCCATTTGCGTCAGATTTAACCGCGTTCACGAATGCGCGAAAAGCGTTGGCG